GGCAGAAAACCGCGCTCACGCCCACCTGGGGCAAGAACTGTGCCCTGCTGTACCTTGACCGTGCCGCTTCCAGCCAGCGCGGCATCACCTGGGGCATGACCGTTCCCTACGGCACAGCCGTGGGTGGCAGCAAACCCGATGGGAACATCGGCCTGCGCGGCGGTCTGGTGGTGCGTGCCGGAGAAAGCCTCAAGGAGTTGGTGACCGCCAAAGATGCCGGTTACCTGTTCAAGGATTGCGTAGCCTGATGGCCACCTATGCCACTGCCCAGGACATCCTGAACCGCTATGCTACCGTGGCCGTCTTCCTGGCTCGCCTGAATGATGAAGGCCTGCCGGATACGGCTCCTCTGGAAACAGCTTTACATGAGGCTACCAGCGAGATCGATGCGGCTCTGCGTGGCCGGTATCGCCTGCCTGTAACGGACGTTCCACCTGTCCTGCGGCGTATCGCCGTCGATCTGGCTGTGGATGCCATTCCCCGCAATGGTATCGAGGCGGCCGACCTGTTCGAGCGCCGGGCCAAAGCCGCCCGGCAGCTGCTGGCGGAGATTGCCGCAGGCAAGGCGAAGCTCGACCTGCCGGAAGCCGATACCACAGATTCCGGCAGCTCCGGTGGGGTACGCTTTTGGTCACCGCCGTCCAGGTTTCGCAAAATGCTGGAGAGGATGTAATGGGCGGCCCCTCGCTGTTCTTCAGGACCGACGATCGTCCCCTGACAGAGATTACCCGCAAGGTGCGCCGCGCTCTGGGCAAAGCGGATACACGGGAACTGCTGGAAACCATCGGCGAGGAAGTGGCCGCGACGACACGGCGGCGCTTCGAGCTGGGCAGGGATCCGGATGGCGGCAAGTGGCCTATGGCTCTGTCCGCGCGTGAAGAAGGACGCAAGACGCTCATCAAAACAGGACGTCTCAAGGATTCCTATACCTACGATGTCGCCCCCGGAGGCACATCGGTGGAAATCGGCAGTAATACCAAATACGCCGCCATCCACCATTTCGGCGGTATCATCCGGGCCAAACGGGCCAGAGCGCTGTGCTTCATGATCGGGGACACCTTCGTCATGCGCCGTTCCGTGCGTATCCCGGCCCGCCCCGCGCTGGGGCTCAACAGCGAGGATGAAGACCGCATCCTGAAAACCACGGAAGACTGGATCCGCCTTATGCTCAAAGGAGTCTTGTGATGCTGTTTACGGAACTGCGTGCATCCATAGTGGCACGCCTGCGCCGGGCCATGCCCAAAGAAGTTCGCGTCTTGCCCCATCCGGGGCCCCTGGATGAGGAAGAGCTTG